AGCCCATTATGGCTATTACTCAAGCAATGTGTACGAGCTTCAAAGTGGAGCTTCTTAACGGTATACACGCATTTGGAACAACTGTTGCTCGTGGTGGTACAACGGCGGATACATTTAACTTAGCCTTATATACAAGCTCTGCATCTCTGGGTGCAGCAACTACTGCATATACAACTTCTAACGAAGTAACAGGAACAGGTTATACAGCTAAAGGAGCCGCACTTACTACGGTAGCCCCTACTAGTTCTGGAACCACTGCGTTTACTGACTTTAACGATTTGACGTTTTCTACAGCTACTATTACGGCTCGTGGCGCGATGATCTTTAATGATACTCAGTCTTCAGATCCTGCTGTTGCGATTTTAGATTTTGGTGGTGATAAGACATCAACGGCTGGCGATTTTACTATTGTGTTCCCTACGGCGGATTCTAGTAACGCGATTATTCGTATCGCTTGATAGGTGTTAAATGGCTGATGCGATTGTACCATTAGGCGGCTGGAGCTATGGCAATTGGGGTTCCGGTGAATGGGACACTAATAGTCCTGCCTTACCTTTAGGTACTGGTCAGCTAGGAACGGCTACCGTTAGTGCTGGCGCTATTGTGTCAGTGACAGGTTTGTCTGGAACTACTGCGCTAGGCTCTGAAACCCCCGCAGCAGGAGCAACAGTTAGCGTTACTGGTGTATCAGCAACAGGCATTGCGAACTATCCGGTCTTTGATGTAAGTATATTCCTTGACGGATGGGGAAGCGTTGGCTGGGGCGAAAAAACGTGGGGTGACGGAAGTCAATCCTTTGAGGCAACTACAGCAGTTGGGACGGTTACTTTCCAACTTGGTGGAGCGGCAGTCGTTACTGGAGTTGTCGGAACAACGTCTCTTGGAAATGTTGTTGCAAATGCCGATGGTGCTATTGATGTTCTTGGTAATGCTTGTACAGGTCAGGTAGGAACTGCATCTGTTACGGCAGACGCAAATGTATCTGTCACAGGCGTTGCGGGAACAACTGGTCTTGGTTCTGCTGGAGTTCTAGGTTCGGTAGAGGTGACTCCAACTTTTGTTCTTGGAACCTTGGGGCTTGGTACTGTTACACCAAAAGCTGATGCTAATGTTAGCGTTACGGGAGTTTTAGGAACAACTGGCTTAGGATCTGCTACTGTAAATCTTAATTTGCCTGTCAATGTTACTGGAGTCCAAGGCACTACAGCAGTTGGCTCTGCATCTGTAGACGCAGCAGCTATTATTAATGTTACTGGAGTTCAAGGTACTGGTCATGTTGGAGATGCTTTAGTATGGGGTAGAATAGTACCTAACCCCGGAACTATCTGGACGGAGATTGCTGCATGAAGACAGTTAATGAAGCTAAAACAATTGATGGCGTTGTAGACCCAAAGCACGAAATAGAAATAGTTTGCGCTCATTGTGGTTATGATTTGGATGAGTCAGAACTTGCAGCAGATACTTGCTCAAATTGCGGAGCGACTTTGTCGCTAAGACAAAACACAACGATTTATGCAACCAGCGTTCCCTCAGCTAAGGGTGACGCTTCGCTATAGTCAGTGGAGATATAGATGGCTACTTATGTAAACAATCTAAGATTAAAAGAAATTGCCACAGGTGACGAAAGCGGCACTTGGGGTACAAGTACAAATACAAATTTAGAGCTTGTTGGAGAGGCGCTAGGGTATGCTACTCAAGCGGCTTTTGCTTCTGATGCTAACGCTACTACCACAGTAGCTGATGGTGCTTCAGACCCTGCTCGTGCGCTCTACTTTAAAGTTACTTCTGGAGCATCTCTTACGGCAACCAGAGAACTAACTATTGGCCCTAATACAAATACAAGGGTTATGTGGATAGAGAATGCTACTACTGGCAGTCAGTCCATAACTATAAAGCAAGGTTCAGGGGCTACTGTAACGATAGCCACTGGCAAAACAAAAGTTGTTTATTTAGACGGAGCTGGTGCAGGAGCTGCTGTAGTTGATGCCCTTTCCTTGGTTGAAGATATTACTGACGGCGATGTTGTTGGGCCGGGAAGTGCTACTAACAACAACTTTACAGCTTTTGATGGAACTACTGGAAAGCTAGTTAAAGATAGCGCCAAGGCTATACCTAGTGGAGATGTTGTAGGCACTACTGACACCCAAACATTAACAAACAAGACATTGACTAGCCCAACCCTAACTACTCCAGCTTTAGGAACGCCAGCATCCGGTGTTTTAACCAACGCAACAGGACTTCCTATTTCAACAGGTGTATCAGGACTTGCCACTAATGTTGCCACTTTTTTAGGCACTTCTTCTTCAGCAAATCTAGCTAGTGCTGTTACCGATGAAACCGGTTCTGGAGCATTGGTATTTGCAACCAGCCCTACACTTGTCACGCCGGTTCTTGGGACACCCGCTTCTGGCAACCTTTCTAGCTGCACCGCAGACGGTACTGATGAAGTAGGATTTAGGAACGCTCCTGCGGTGGGAACAAAAACAGGCAGTTATACGCTTGCTGTAGGGGATGTTGGCAAATATGTGCAATGTGGTTCTAGTGGTGCGATTGTAATACCTAACTCTGTTTTTGCAGAAGGCGATGTAATATCTATTTTTAATAACACCACAGGTGATGTAACCATAACTTGTACAATTACTACCGCTTATAAGGCAGGAGAAGACTCTGATATTGCTACGGCGACGTTAGCTACTAGAGGGGTTGCAACCATTCTATTTATTAGCGCAACCGTGTGTGTCATTACTGGAAACATATAAGGATAACTTATGTCTGGAATAACATTAATGTTGCTAGGCAATGTTGCCGTAGTACCCATTGTGCAGGGATATTTAAACACGGTAGGTGAAAATGACTTTCATAGTGGTGCGCTTGGGGACAATACGGGTACAAATAAATCTTCTCCTATACAAGTTGGTGCTTTAAACACTTGGTCAAAAATTGGCGCTGGAACTTTTATATCTACGTCCATTAAAGTAGATGGCACGATGTGGTACTGGGGCAGAGGGAATAACGGCGCATTAGGTGACGGTCAGGTAATTAAGCGTTCCTCTCCTATACAAGTAGGCTCGTTAACTACTTGGTTTAAGTCCACCTCTGGTGCATACACCTCAATTGCAACTAAAACAGATGGTACGCTTTGGACTTTTGGTATGAGTCAGAACGGCCAATTAGGCCGAAACAATATGATTAATACTTCTTCCCCTATACAAGTAGGATCTTTAACGGATTGGGAACAACCAGCAGCTAACATAGGAAGTATGTATTGCAAAAAAACAGATGGTACGCTTTGGTCTTTTGGCCGCAATACTGTCGGTCAACTTGGGCTAAACGACAGAGTTGATAGATCCTCTCCTGTACAAGTAGGCTCGTTAACTACTTGGACGCAAGTATCTGCCCAAGGGGAGAGTAGTTTTGTATTGGCCCGAAGAACGGACGGTTTTATTTTTGCGTGGGGTTCTAATTACAACGGTGAACTTGGGATTAATCTTTCTGGTAGCTCTCAATTCCGAAGTTCTCCCGTACAAGTTGGTTTTTATAACACGTGGGCCGATATTGGTGCAGGTGAATCACACTGGCACGGTATTCAGGCCAACGGAACGCTTTGGGGGTGTGGGCTTAACAGCTCGGGTGAACTAGGCGATGGGACAACCACAGATAAAAGTCAACCTGTACAAATAGGCGCGTTAACTACTTGGAAACAAGTGGCTGGAGGTAAACGCCATACTATCGCCGTTAAAACAGACGGAACTGTGTGGTCTTGGGGAAAGAACAACGTGGGTCAATTAGGACTCAACGATGTAACTAACCGTAATTCGCCAGTACAAATAGGCTCTTTAGCAACGTGGCTTAATGTTATCGCAGGTTCTAATCACAACGTAATGTTAAAAGCTATCACATAAAAGAGAGGGCCAGATGAAAAAAATATACTTTTTGTCAGGCTTACCCCGCTCCGGTTCTACGGTATTAGCCGCGTTATTACAGCAGCATCCTGAAATGCACACTACGGCTACTTCGGGTTTGCTGGATATGCTTATGGGTACGTTAAAAGCAAGGGCGGTTTCTTTTGGTCAGCAGTCCAGTACGAAGGACGCTATGGCACAAGAAAAAGAAATGCAGCGGATATTAAAAGCGATCTGTGAAGCTAAGTACGCCGACGTAGACAAGTCTGTGGTGCTTGACAAACAACGCGGTTGGGCTTCTAAAGTTAATATGCCCACGATATACAACGTGCTTGGATATAAACCAAAGATTATTGCTACTGTACGCAATGTCGAAGACTGTGTTTCTTCTATGGTGCGCGTGGCAAAGCCAAGTAATCTACTTGAGTTTTGTAACACTTCTGAACTTGTTGAGCATATTAAAAAATCGTATCAAACTTTGCTAGGAGCGCATAACGCAGCGCCTGAGTGCATACACTATGTTGAATACGAAGACTTAGTGAGTAAGCCCGAAGAAACTTTGCGTGGGATTGAAAAGTTTTTGGAATTAACTCCGCATACCTACGACGTAAACAACATTGACGCATCAAACTTGCAAGAGAAAGACGAAGAAATTTGGCAAGTAAAAGGTTTACATAAAGTCCGTAAGACGCTTCAAAAAGCCGACACTTTATCTGCGAAAGACACATTAGGGCATAAATACCGTGAGTTTGTACAACCTCGTTTTTGGCGTGGAGAACAAACAAGCCGCTTACCTCTGCATCGGCTAGATGTTATGTTGGCTGTAGGTTTACAAGGTGAGTTAAATGAAGCGGCAGAAATAGGTGACGAGCTTGCAGCTAAAGAACCTTTTAATGACCGCGTTGCTTTTAATCGGGGTTGGTATGAATTACGAAGAGGGAATCTTTTAGAAGGACATAAATTAATTTTCCGTGGGAGACATGAAAGCGTATTTGGTAATCCCCCACCACAAGTGCCTACTCCTATGTGGGATGGCGTAAGTAAAGGCACTGTCTTACTTCATATGGAAGGCGGTTTGGGGGATCAAATACACAGCGCGGGTATGATTCGCTACATAGTTAAAAAAGGCTGTGATGTAATTGTAGCTTGTTCGGGTGATTTGGTTACTTTGTTCAGAGATATATCGGGCGTTAGTGCCGTGGTTGTAACGGAAGCAGCGGGGGGAGTGGTACACGATTTTTGGGTTCCAGCTATGTCGGCGGTTATTCCTTTGCAACTTCAATACGGGGATGTTGACGGCTCTGCCTATATAGCTAAACCCGGTAAATTCCTCAATAGGAACTATCCGCCCAGTGACAAGAAATTTCGTATTGGACTTAGATGGCAAGGTAACCCTGAGTTTGAACACGAACAACATAGATTGTTTCCTAGTCAGAAGTTGTTTGATGCCGTAAAAGAGGCTGATGCCGACTTCATTAGCCTACAGCGTGACGAGGGTTCTGAGAAAAAGCCCAAGTGGGTAAAAGATGTACCGTTAAAGCACTGGGAAGAAACCCGTGCGGCTGTAGCGTCGTGTGACTTAGTAATTACTTCTTGCACTTCTGTAGCCCATCTATCTGCGGCAATGGGGGTAGATACTTGGATAATAGTACCTATTCTTCCTTATTATTTGTGGGCAAAAAAGGGAAGCATTACCGAATGGTACGATAGCGTAAAATTATTTAGACAGACAAATTGTAAAAATTGGGACAGCCCTTTTGCACAAATACAAAAGCAATTGAATGATTTAGGAGATACAAATGGCAACAGAAACCGGGTATTGGCTACGGATAGTAAGTGGCGAAGTGAGCGAAGTTTGGAACACTACCCCGCCTAGCAGTCAAAAAGGTTGGATAGAAGCGGTAGAGGTTAAACCAGATATTACACCTAATCGTGAAGTGCTTACTACGCATTCTTTTAATTTAGAAGTTACTCCAGCACAAATTGTGTGGGGTAAAAGAGATATGGAGATAGCTGAACGGCAAGATTCGATAAAAACAGAAGCAGCAATTACTTATAGCTTAGTCGTTGAAACAGAACTGAAAAAAGAAATAGATGACTACCCTACAACTCAGTATGACGCTGCTGCTGTAGCCACCGCGCAAACAGCGTATGAGTCTAAAATAGATGCAGTTAATGCGGCTACCACGCATGATGCTCTGGATGCGCTTTAAAAGTTAATCACTTGAATTTATTTTCTACATACAATTTAACGGTAGATTCAGCGTATATTATTCGGGTCAAAGGGCTTGAGGATTCTGAACGCAAATCCGCAGATTGTGCCGCTTCCTGTGAACAGGTGGGACAACAATACGAGTATTGGGAAGCTTATAATGGAGTTGAAGGTGAGCTAAAATCCCCAAGTCATCACAATTCAATTATGGACTGCATAAAAATTATTGACCATTACATGACAAGAGGAGAAGTTGCTTGCGCTCTTTCCCATATTTCATTATGGGCTAAATGCGTAACAGAAGATAAACCGTTGGTAGTGTTAGAACACGATAGCATAATGACCCAACCCTATACACAACACGCAGTCTATAACTCTATTTGTTATTTAGGCAGTCACGAACAGGTCAAGCAAGGGTGGGCTGTGTTACCAACGCCTCCTCATGCAAGTGAAGGCCCAAATTATCATTTTATTTGCCGCGCTCATGCCTATGCGATTGATCCAGCCGTAGCCAAAAATATGTTGGCTTACGTGATTAAATACGGGATTACTGGGCCGTTAGATATTTTATTAAGAGCTGATTTATTTCCTATTCATCAAATGGGTGTTTACGCCTACAACGAATACGACGGAGATTTATTAGATACGACCATCAAAGGGAGGCCACTAGAGGGCCGAAGCACTACCCGCAACGATGACTTAAAGATATGAACGCTCTTATCCCTAAAACAGTACATATGTCGTGGAAAGACAAAAGTATTCTTGAGAGTACAAATCCCTTAGTGGTTGAAGGAGTCAAAAAAGTTATTGAGCTAAACCCAACTTGGCAAGTCACTATTTACGATGACAAAGAAGTAGATGATTATTTAAAAGACCAATTAGAACCACAGCATTATGACTTGATCAAAGATAAACACATAGTACAAAAAACAGACCTTTGGCGCTTAGTCAAACTGTTTATCGAAGGAGGTGTTTATATGGATATGGATCGTTTTTGTAATACCAGCTTTGATAGTTTGTTAGAAGAAGGCGTTAAGTGGGTTTTACCTGTGTGCAGAAATTACGATTTTTCGCATGATTTTATGATGACAACACCTGAAAACCCTGTGTACAACTACGCCGCTTCTTTGTACGTGCAAAGATTAATAGAAGGACACGATAATATTTATTTTTTAGGGCCACAAACTTATATGCACGCAATTACTAGAGTTTTATACGGGGAAATGATTGATCCAGACCCCGCTCCAGAAGTATTTGAAAAAATTAAAAAAATTGTAAATGCTAGTGGTTCTATAAAAACACCCGAAGAAAATCCGCCTTATGATACGGTTATCTATAAAAATGGTGCGTTGAAGTTAGATTGGGAGGCTGAAAAACGTAAGTTGTATAAAGAGTTTAACTTAAAACATTGGACTAGTGAGTGGTAATGGTGGGTTATGCTTACTTATATGCTTGTTTTAGTTATAGCAGGACAAATTACTGCTGTTAGTTGTAGGGATACCTTGTGTTTTGAGGATTTGTCTAGGTGTCAGACGTTCGCACAAAGACTAAATTATCGCCCTGAAAACCCTGAAATATTTGCCTACTGTGAGGAAGTACGATGATTGAAATCGCAGTAGCAGCTCAAGCTGCTTTCAAAGCATATACTATTTTAAAAGCTGGAGTAGACCGGGGCAAAGAAATTGGAGAGATGCGGTCTACAGTCAGGCAATTCTTTGATGCCAAGCAAGATATAAACGAAGCGGTTAAGAAAGAAGAAAAGCGGCAAGCAAAGTATGGTTTAGAGGAAGGGTCAACGCTAGGTGAAGCAATTGACTACATAGAAGAGCAGGAGGCTGTAGCCAAATTAGAGCATAAAATAAAATGGATGTATATTGACCAAGGTAAAAGCGCAACTTGGGGAAAAATTGTTGCAGAGAATAATAGACGGCAGAGGCAGAGAGCTTTAAAAAGCAAGATGCGGTTAAATAAAAATAACGCTGACGCAGAATTAATGAAAGTTGTTTTTTTAGTGTTTGTTTTTATAGGGTTAGGAGTAGGTGCGATAGCTGCAATTTTATTGTTAATTTTTAATTTGAGTGCAGAGTAATGGACTATCAGATAGTGTTTAACGTAGGTATTGCTTTAGTTGGTTTTACAGGCGGCTGGATGGTAAATCGTGTATTCGTATTGTTAGATAGAATTGATGCAGACATGAAGGCTATACCGCTGCAATATGTTTCTAAAGATGATTATAGAGAAGACATACGAGAGATAAAAGAAATGCTTGGAGCAATCTTCAAAAGACTAGAACATAAGGCCGACAAATGAAACTTGATCCTGTAATTCTTAATATGGCTTGCTCGTGGTCTATGAAGTCATATCGTGATAGCAATAAAGACGCGATTAAAATAGAAAATAAGTGGACATCTACCACAGTATATATAGCTAAAAGAAAGTCTATAGATATCATAGCGTTTCGAGGAACCGGACAAAAGCTAGATATTTTAACAGACCTTAATATTATACCTGTTCCTTATGCGGGGAGACTATGTCACGGTGGTTTTGCTTTGGCACACAAGTCTGTATGGAAGAAAGTCAAAGAACACATAGACCCTAAGAAGCGCACGTTAATCTGTGGGCATAGTCTTGGTGGAGCGTTAGCAGAGTTATCTGCCTCTATGTTGAATGGCAAACACGAGAACATAAACTTAGTTACCTTTGGTAAACCAAATGTATTTTTCAAAGGTTTTAAGAAACCAATGGTTTTAGATAACCAGATCTCTTGCGTACAGGGATCAGATTTGATTGCCAGAATACCACGCCTGTGCTACGGCCCTAGTAAATCGCAAACAATGCTGTACTTTTCTAACGATGGCACGAATGTAGTAAATCCTACTAAGCCTTATAGGAAGATTGACCGAGGCGGATTAAAAGATCGTATAACAGATCACATGATGGAAGGTTACAAAGAAAATTTAAAAGAATTTTTAGAAGAGCAAGAACAAGAAGAAAACAAAGTAATTCCTTTAAGTAAAAAAGAACGCATAGAGCTAAAGAGGATAGAAGATGAAATTGATTTTCCGACTGCTAGTTAGTCTGGTTTTTGTGTTGACAGGTTGTACCGTATCTGAAGATATGATAGCCAATAAGGAATTATACTGCTCAGGAATTTATAAAGGAGTACGTGCCTTAGGTCGCGTAGCTACTGAGGTAACTACTGGCGTAGCAATACCAGACGTATGCGACAGGATAGATACTATCGTAGAGGAAGATACAGAAAAAAAGTCCGAAGAAACATAGAGGCTGTTATCAGGTTGTATTTACTTAAAAAGGTTTAAAAAATTTAGTGAAACTTAATGGTCTATTAAAAACGCTTGCACCCACGATTGCTAAGACTATTGCTTCTGGCAATCCAGTTGCGGGAATGGCAATCAAGCTTTTGTCTGACAAGTTAGGGATAGAAGAAAAGAATCCAGCAAAGATCGAAAAGTTTCTTGAAAAGAATCCTGAGAGAGCTGTTGAAGTAAAACAGGCTGACAGGGATTTTGAAGATAAGATTAGAGAAATGGAGATAGACCTAGAAGCTTTCAACATAGAAGCTCAGGATGCAAAGGATGCTCGTAGACATTTCAGCAAAGATAGAACCTCAAAAGCGTTTGCGTTAATAAGCTTAATTGGTTTTTTGTTGTATTGTTTTTTTGTCACGTTAATGGGGGACGATGTCTCAGATGCTACAACTAATTTGGTTATCGGCTATTTGGGCGGCCTCGTTTCATCCGCCGCATCCAGTTTCTACGGCCGAGAAAGCAGCGTCAGGAAATAAAATGGAAAAATTAATTGAAACTTTAAAGCGTCATGAAGGCGTTCGATCTCATGCCTACAAAGACTCTTTAGGTATTTTGCATATAGGTTGCGGTAGAAATATTGAAGGATCTAATAATCATAAAGGTCTGGGTCTAAGCGAACAAGAAATAGACTTTATGTTAAGCAATGACATTGCACGAACTATTCAAGAATTAAGTTCTGAGTATTCTTGGTTTAATGATCTTGAAGATGGCGCTAGGCGCGATGGCATTATTAATATGCATTTTAATCTTGGGCGGGTACGCTTTGCTAAATTTAAGAAAGCAATAGGCCATATGGAAAGAGGCAACCACAAAGAAGCATCTTCCGAATTTTTAAATTCACTTTGGGCAAAGCAAGTAAAAGGTCGTAGCTTAGAGGTGACAGACATGATTAAGACAAACACTTATGTCTAATCCGTACATCTTTACTGCTACAGTATCTAAAATTGTAGATGGAGACACAATGTATGTTACTGACATCAATCTGGGTTTTGGGGTTGTTAATCGTGGTGATACTGGGCGGGGTATTTGTTTGCGCCTTAATGGAGTTGACACTCCAGAATCTAGGACAAGAGATTTGGAGGAGAAACAATATGGACTCGCGGCAAAAGCATTTGTCCAAGCGTTCTCCCCGGTAGGCACTGAGGTTACACTTAGGACTTACAAGAAAGGCAAGTATGGAAGATGGCTGGCCGACATCAAGGTAGGCGGCAAGTGGCTATGCAAAGAGCTTATCAAGAATTATCATGCGGTCGAATACGAAGGCCAGAACAAAAAAGAGATAAAGGCGGCTCACTTAGCAAATAGGTTGAAGGTAAATTTAGATGTTATTAAAATATAAGTTTGCTCCGGGCGTAAATAAAGAAGGCACAAAATACACCGCTGATAGCGGGTGGTATGATTCAGACAAAATTAGATTTCGTAAAGGCCGTCCAGAACAGATAGGTGGGTGGCAGAAATACTCATCTAACACATTCCTTGGAATATGCAGATCTATCCACGACTGGAAGGCTGCGGCTGCTACAGACTACTTAGGTCTTGGCACTACTCTAAAGTATTATATAAATAGTGGGGATGCTTACTACGATATAACTCCTATTAGAGAGACCACTTCTGCGGGTGATGTTACATTCTCCGCATCAAATGGAGACGCAACTCTTACTGTTGCGGATACTGGTCACGGTTCGCAGCAAGGTGATTTTGTTACATACTCTGGCGCTGTTAGTTTGGGCGGCAACATTACGGCTGCTGTTCTTAATCAAGAATATCAGGTAGCTACTATCATAAATGGTAATTCATATACGATAGAGGCAAAGGATACTGGAGGAGCCGAGGTTCTAGCTAATGCTTCCGACACAGGTAATGGTGGTTCTTCTGTTGTTGGGGCGTATCAAATAAATGTAGGTCTTAATACTTTTGTTCCTTCTACTGGATATGGTGCGGGAACTTGGGGTTCCTCTGCGTGGGGTGGCTCCACTGCTATAAGTTCTGGCAATCAGTTAAGACTTTATAGTGAAGATACTTTTGGCGATGACCTTATAATAAATCCTAGAGGTGGAGACATATTTTACTGGGATGAAAGCTCAGGACTTACAGTCAGAGCTGCTACCCTAGCAAGTAACGGCGCTGCATCAAACTGTCCAATCTTATCTCTTCAAATAATGGTCTCTGATACAGACAGGCATGTCATAGCTTTTGGAACAAATGCTATAGGTTCTTCAGCATTAGATCCGCTTTTTGTTAGGTGGTCTGATCAAGAAAATCCTTTTGACTGGACTCCGACTGCAACAAACACTTCGGGAGGAGTTTCTCTTCCTGCTGGCTCTTTCATTATGGGAGCGGTCAAGACTAGGCAAGAGATATTAATCTTTACGGATAACAGCATTCATTCAATGCGTTTTTCTGGGTCTCCATTTACATATCAGTTTTCTTTGATAAGTGAGGGATTCTCTATGGTCTCTCCGAAGGCTGCGACTAGTGCGGGAGATGTTGTTTACTTTATGGATCGTGGCGGATTCTATGTTTACAACGGAGCTATTCAGAGACTCACTTGTTCTGTTCTTGACTATGTATTTAGCAATATAAATCAATCTGAGATATTCAAAGTTTTTGCAACGACTAGTGTGGATTTTTCAGAGGTAACGTGGTTCTACCCAATAGGTTCTGGCAATACAGAATGCACTAACTATGTTACATACAATTTTAAAGAAGACACTTGGACTATAGGAACTTTGGATAGGGGTGCGTGGATTCCTGCCAATACCAGAGACTTCCCGATTGCGGCAGAGAACACTGAAGTTAATTCAAATTATCTTTATTTTCATGAAAGAGGGTTTGACGCTGACGGCGAAGCTATGAACTCGTATATTGAATCTGGTGGAATAGAGCTTGGCGATGGTGAGCAGTTTATGTTTTTGTCTCGCATGATTCCTGACTTTGAGTTTCGTGGGACAGCAGCTTCCGCATCTATGGATATTACAGTCAAGGGTAAAGATTATCCCCTAGAAGATTCACAGACTCTGTCATCGTCTACTGTTACATCAAGTACGAAACAGACCTTTATACGCGCTAGAGCAAGAGAGACTATAATTAGAATACAAAGCACTGGGACTGGTTACGGCTGGACTCTTGGTGATCTTAGATTCGATGTTAGGACTGACGGGAGAAGGTAATGGCTGAACAAAGATCAATAGTGCTTCCTATTGCTCCGCAGCAATACGACTACAACAACGAGCTTACAAATCGAAGGACAGTAGAAAGATCCTTTAGAGAAGTTCAAGATACCTTAAATGTTGTCGCTGACAAGACTGACAAAGATGCTTCCCTTGCCATACGCAAATATCATTTTATGTTTATGGGC